AAGACCCTCTCTTAAGTTAATTGTTAATTATAGGATGAGGTCTTAAACCTCGTTATCCTAGAAGTATACAGATGAGCTACCTGGGGTGAACTCAGTACCAAGACCCTGTACAATAACAACGTGATAGTAAAGGTTACTACCGAAGATATTGTCAACAACACCGTAACGAGTAAGAAGACCTACACGTGGAGCGAAGTCGTTAGGACCAACTGTACGTTGAACCATAACTGGGATGTATGGGCAATAGATGATACCTGTGTCGTAGAACTCAGGACCTTTATAACCGAGGAGTGCGTACTCAATACCAGTGTCGCCACCAGTGTACTTACCGGACTGACCGAAGTTACCATTCTGTACTTCAGTGCGAGTGTCGCGATAAACATTGAAACGACCACCGAGTGAACCAACCTTAGCGATGCCTACTGGCTGCGTGTTGATGTCACCTGCAACTGGAACCCACTGGAACTCAGGAAGCATTTCGAGGATAGCACATACACGTGGAGTAGCAACGATGAAGTTAGCAGCACCACGACGGTTACGAACAGCAATGCGATTTGCTTCAACGATAAGGCGCTGATAGAAATCACGGTTACGCTCAACCAACCAACGGCCGTCAGCAGAAGCCGGGCTCCATACGGAGAAACCAGGACCAAAGCCAGCACCGAGTGCAGATTGGATCATGCGCATAAGCATCTCACGATCGATCTCAGCTTGGATCTCATATGACATAGCATTTGTGATCTCAGCATCAACGTCGATACCGTTCATGTTCTTAAGATCTTGCTCAAGTTCAACTGACCAACGAGCACCGAGGCGACGTGTACCAGCTTCAACAGCAGTCTTTTCGAACTTAACTTCAACCTGTGGAATGTTACCAGTGATTTCGAAAGCAGAAAGGATGTTAGCAACACCTTTGTCCTGATCAGAGAAATTCCAGTAGTCAGCATCACCAACGAGATCGTCAGAAGATGCACCAGTGAAGCGAGTGTCAAGAAGTTGGTAACCAAGCTCAGCATTAGCTGCTGTACCTGCATAACCACCTTTGTGACCACCTTGACCAGTAGCAGCGGAAGAACCGTCGATACCAGAACCAAGTTCGTCAGACTGGTAAGCATAACGCAAAGCGAATGCAAGACCAACTGGACCACTCATTGGCTGAACACCAACGATATCGTATGCTACCAAGTTAGGCATTGCACGGCGTACAAGTGAGATAAGTACAGGATCGTAAGTATCTACATTGCCAGTACCAGCACTTGATGTGCCCATGCTGTTAGTTGGAGCCGCTTCAGCAAGTACGCCAGTACTGCCTAAGCTTGAACCTTCTCTAATAGAAGCTTCAGTGTTTTCCTAAAGAGTAGCTGTAACAGCCTCTTTGTGATTGTCAGAAATAGCGGGAAGAGCGGAATGCTCAAGCACTGGTGCCCACTTTTTCATTAGTTCTTCATTTCTCATTATGGTTCTCCTTTATTTGAGATTTTTAACTTATTACTATTTATAAAATTTGTTATTTCGAAAAGCGGTTAAGCGATTGAGTGTACCTAGCGATAGATGGATCCATAGCAGGCGTTACTTCTTCCGCAGTCTCTTCTTGTAGAAGATCAGTTTCTTCTTCTGTTACAACTGGAGCAGACTCTACAAAGTAGTTGTCTTTGATTGCTTCTAATTTCTTAGAGTAATCATCAGTTGATTCAAAAGAAATACCTTCTGATAGAACACGCAGTTTTTCCGCTTGGGTGTCTGTTAATTCTTCAGAAACATTTTTGAATGCGACTTCTAGATCAGCTTGTGACTTAGCTTCTTTGATTTCCATCATTTCTTCTACTAACTCATTATACTTAACTTTAGACTCTTCAAGAGCAACTTCAAGTTCAGCATTATGATCAATAGTTTCTTGATCGATTTCAAGGTTATGCTCAGTTACAAGACCTTTGATGCTATCGAATAGAGATTCAGCAACTTCTACTTTAATGTTGCTTTCAATAGCTACTTGATTGTCGTCCATCCAGTTTTCGATAACATAATCTAGATACTGGTCTACTTTTTCTACAATTTCTTCAACAGACTTTTCAACTTGCTCTTGAAGATCGCTTTCAAATTTCTCTTCCAAAGTTGCTGTCTCAGCTAGTACTTTATCGTGTACTGCGGCTTCGAATACTGCAACAGCAGATGATTTAAAGTCTTCAGAAAATTCTGAACCTTCAAACAAACGCTCAAAAGCTTCTGACATTCCACCAGTTACAGTACCTTCTGGTGTCTTTTCGTCAGACTTATCGGCAACTTCGCCTT